GTTTATTGATATTTTCCCAACTGCAATCTCAGCAATTGATCTTTCATATGATACTGGAGATGCAATCGAGGAATTTACCGTAGATTTCCAAGTTCAGACTTTCGAACTTATCTCAGGAGGTCCTAACGGATAGGCTAAATAAAAGAAAGATATAGTAAATCATGTCTAAATTATTCGGGTTCTCTATAGAGGATTCTGAACCACTATCTCCCACGGCGGTCTCTCCCGTTCCTCCTAATGACGAGGACGGGAATGACCATTACATGAGTAGTGGTTTTTTTGGGTCTTATGTTGATTTGGAAGGTGTTTATCGCACCGAATTTGAACTTATTAAAAGATATCGTGAAATGGCATTACATCCAGAAGTGGATAGTGCTGTTGAGGATATTGTGAATGAAGCAATTGTTTCTGATCTAAATGATTCTCCTGTAGAATTAGATTTAGATCATCTTAATGCTAGTGATGGTATTAAGAATAAGATTAGAGATGAGTTTAAATTTATCAAAGATCTATTAGATTTTGATTCTAAAGCTCATGAGATTTATAGAAATTGGTATATTGATGGTAGAATCTATTACCATAAAATAATAGATTTAAAGAAACCACATGAAGGTCTTCAGGAATTACGTTATATTGACGCAATGAAAATGCGTTATGTTCGTAAGGAAAAGAAGAAAGATGCTGACAAGTATAAATCTCCAGTAATGCGTGATACTGGTAATCCTATGGATTATGAGTTTCCAGAACTGGAAGAATACTTCATTTATAATGCAAGATCAGGAGTTCCTACTGGGAACATGAATGCTACTGGTCCTAGCCAAGGAATTAAGATAGCAAAAGATGCAATTACATATTGTACTTCTGGTTTAGTTGATAGAAATAAAGGAAATACTCTTTCATATTTGCATAAAGCAATTAAGGCAGTTAACCAACTCCGCATGATTGAGGACTCTCTAGTAATATATCGTTTATCCCGTGCTCCAGAACGAAGAATTTTCTATATAGATGTAGGCAATTTGCCCAAGATGAAGGCAGAGCAATATCTCCGTGACGTGATGATGAGATATCGTAACAAACTAGTCTACGATGCATCTACAGGAGAGATTCGAGATGACAAAAAGTACATGGCAATGCTTGAAGATTTCTGGCTCCCTAGAAGGGAAGGAGGTCGTGGAACTGAAATTTCTACTTTACCAGGAGGTCAAAACCTTGGTGAAATCACGGATATTGAGTACTTCAAAAAGAAATTATATAGGTCGCTCAATGTACCCCCATCAAGAATGGATGGAGAAGGAGGATTTAATCTGGGACGATCATCAGAGATATTAAGAGATGAATTAAAATTCACTAAGTTTGTTGGACGTTTGAGAAAGAGATTCTCAAATATGTTTAATGACATGCTGAAGACCCAATTACTTTTGAAGAACGTAGTTACTCCAGAAGATTGGCAGGTTATGAGTGAGCATATTCAGTATGACTTCTTATATGATAATCATTTCTCTGAATTAAAAGAAACTGAATTGTTAAATGAGAGATTAAATAGTGTTGCAACAGCAGAACCATACATTGGAAGGTATTTTTCTCAGGATTATGTAAGACGTAAAATCCTTAGACAGACTGATGAGGAGATAATAGAACAGGATAAACTAATCGGTAAAGAGATAAAGGATGGGACTATTCCTGATCCTGCTACCATTGATCCAGAAACTGGATTACCATTAGATGCTGTTCCAGCAACTGCATCAGGTATGGATGGTGGTACTCCAGTAATGGAGCCAGATCTAGAATCTGAAACTATGAAACCCGTGGAGCTTCCTAAAGGTGGAGAGATTTAAAGCTTTTACCGTTAGAGACTTACAGTTACTATATAATGCTGTAGATTTTTATATGGAAAATCGGGTAAGTGTATACAATGGAAAGGAACCAATCAAAGAACCAACTGAAGATGTTTACGATATGAAAAATCGTTTATCTAAGTTGGTTTTAGAGAAAAATTTCTATTCTCATTAATACATAAATACTAAAGGTTAACTTATTGAATTATTACTATGCCTGACATGAATGACGTACAAGGTGAATTAATGGATATGATTATCGCTGATAAATCACCTTCTCAAATTAGTGATCGAATTAAAGATATGTTGTTTGCAAAAACAGCAGATAAAGTTGATGGACACAGATCTGATGTTGCCAATCAAACCTTTGATTCACCTGATTCTGAAGAATCCTCACCAGAACCAGAAGTAGAAAAAGTAACTGATACTTCTATGTCTGTTGGTGGAGAAGGGGTCTAATTATAAATAAAACTAGTAAAATGATTTCTGGAAAATAATGGGACATAAACCAGTTGGGGATACCACTACTCGCTCTACTAGCACATCAAGTGCTGCGACTGGTGCATTAGCCCACAAAACAGGAAGTTTAAGAGTTGCTTGTGTAGGTGCTGATTCTTTTGTTGCTATTGGAACTAATCCAACTGCAACTGCTGCTAATGGATATTACGTTCATTCAGGTAGTACTGGAATTATCGCTTTAGGTGCTCCAGGAGCAAATAAAGTTATTGGTATTACTACTACCAATGCAACTGCAGGTGTTAACGGTGCAGATGGTGCATTTGTCACTGTTATTGATTTTCCAGAAGGAACAGGTTGTCCTTTCGAGGCAGGAGATGCTGTTACATTAACAGTAACGAATGGTGGTGGAGGAGATCAATCATATTATGATTTCAGTCATAAATGTGTAGCATCAGTTAATAACAGTGCTGGTGTTAATGGTTATTTTGGTACAAGATGTATCATTAACAATAATTATGGAGTTGGTTATGCACACACCGCATTGTCGTCTAGTAATTATGCAGAACTTAGAGGTTCCTTTAAGGTAGCATGTAAAACATCAACTGGATCTGGTAATGCTTATATACAACAAGTTCAAGTATCAGGAGACACATAATGAAACTCATTAGAGAAGAAATCGAAACCGTCGAATTCGTAACTGAAGAAAGGAATGGAAAGAAGTCTCTCTATATTGAGGGAGTTTTTCTCCAAGGAAACATAAAAAACCGTAATGGTAGAATGTATCCTATGGAAACTCTTGCAAAAGAGGTTAATAGATACAACGAATCTAACGTTGTAACTGGTAGAGCACTTGGCGAATTAGGTCATCCTGATGGACCAACAGTTAACCTTGATAGAGTTTCACATAAAATTGTGTCACTTAAAGAATCAGGTTCCAATTTTATTGGAAAAGCAAAGATTCTTGATACACCAATGGGTCAAATTGCAAAGTCTCTTATAGGAGAAGGTGTTAAACTTGGCGTTTCCTCTCGTGGTATTGGGTCATTAAAACCAACCAAAGAAGGATTTAATGTTGTTGGTGATGACTTTATGTTGGCAACTGCTGCTGATATAGTCGCTGATCCTTCTGCTCCCGATGCATTTGTTGAGGGAATTATGGAAGGAAAAGAGTGGGTCTGGGAAGGTACTACCCTTCGGGAAAGACTTGCTGAAAGAACAAAAACACAAATTGAGCGTTTAGCAGAGCAAAAACGCCTCGAAGAGCATAAAATAGGTCTATTTAATGAGTTTATTAACTCATTGTAAACCTTAACATTATAAATAAATATAGATTTTTAACAATTACAGGAAATCGGAGATTACCCAAATGTCTAGTGGCAACGAATTACAAGAAATGGAAGTAGGCACAAAGCAATCCAAGACTGCTGTTAACGCAAACGCACGTCCTGGAGATCCCCTACCAAAAGAAGGAAGTAACGCAGCTGGTGTAAAAACACCAGGTAATACACCTCCTTTTGAGGATTTAGGTGGCCCTACACCAGATAACTATAAGCCAGATAACGATTCAGCAAAGCTGAAGGATGCTTCTGGTCCTCTTAAGCAAGTAAGAGATGTTGTCAACAAGGGAGCAAAACCTGCTGAACCCATGCAAAAGGTGAAAGAAGAGGAAGAAATTTCCGATGAGTCTGTAATCGAAGAGGAAGAAACTACAACTGATGAAGTAGTCGCTGAAGAAGAGACTGCAACTGATGAAGTAGTAGCAGAAGAAGAGACTACTGAAGAAGAAGTAGTTGCTGAAGCACCTGAGTTTACTGAGATTAACATCGATGCTGATGTTAATGCTTTGGTTGCAGGTGAAGAATTGTCTGAAGACTTT